GCCCAGCCTGCTGCAAATACGCCTGCTGCCCTGCCTTCTCCAGATCACTAAAGTCCGCAATCCCAGTACCCTGGAACTGCTGAATTGGAGTCTTCGCGTATTGTTCAACATACGGGAACCCGAGCTCAAATAGCTTCTTCTGCTCGGGTCCCAACTCCACCTTAGTGGTCTGGGTAACATTTGATGGCGGCTTAGGCGCGGACATTTCAGTGCCTCGTTAGCTCTTGCACGTTCTTTCGAACTTGCACGGTAGTGGCCAGGTATCCCTGGTCCTTAAGCAACCTCATCCAAGCGTACCGCCCGGACGCGACAACCTCAGTCCCGCCGCTCAGATGTGTATATTGCTCCGTTAAGGCTAGAGCTTTCTCGAGATACTTATTCAGGTTCTTACCACCAAGCCAAATGATATGATAGTAATTAACCTTCGCATGGAATTCCCAGCCGCAAAGCCCGACCATCTCTAGCTCCGGCCCATCCATCCCTAGCCAGAGCTCCCAGGTCTTATCAATTATGGAATTCCAGACCTCATTTTCATCTACAACCTCAAGCCATTCCTTCCCCTTCTCTTGAATGATCTTCAAGACATCCGGCCAAACAGCCTTCAAGACATCAGGATCAGTGACCTTCCCAATAACGACCGTCATTTCTTTTCCCGCTCCTCTACCGCAGTTTTAATCGAGTAATACTTACCCCTAATTACCGTTGCGTAGTCCTCCCAGCAGCCCACTGCCGATTCCAGCTCGGGGACCGTGTAGTCCTTTTTCCCCGGGTCCAGGCAAAGCGGCTTTTTCGGGAGGTGCTTGATCTCCTTGGATACCGGCTGGACTTTGACCTCCGTCGGAATCAACATCGGCGACTCCGAGCCTAGCAGGCTTCCGCATCCAGAGGCGCTCGTTAGGCACCCGGCAAGCATTGCAAGCTTCAGATAAGGGAACTGATGCACGTTGTTTCTCCACTACCTTTCGATTAAGATCTACAGCCGCCGCGAGGGCTTGATCGACCTCTACTAGCTTCTGTTCCAAAGCCTGGATTTTGAGATTCCTCTCCCCTACCTTATTATGCAGTTCCTGGGCGGCCTTGGTAAGCTTAAGTTCCCAAGCTGCATTTGTGTCCCGGACCGCATCATCTCGAATCCATGCCGAGACAGCGCCCAGAGCCAGGACGAACGCCCCGAACGCCGTAAGAACCCCGATAATTCCACTAGGTTTAAGCAGATTCCAAAGCATCTGGATAGACCCTTTTATCCAATTCAATGTGAGGGGTGTCTTTGAAAGATACCCAATCACCACCCCAATGGATCGGGATACCCAATTCTGCAGCAGCGCGTTTGAAACACTCTGCAACAGCTCCCATATAGTCTTCATCATAGGTCACTCTCCCATTCACAAGCGCCACATAATCGATAGCAAGTCCTCCAAGGTGGCGGCTATGCATTGTCCGGGACTTACCGGCCTTAACGAACTCCACCTGTTCCTCAAGGGTCCGGCAACCATCCGTGATGATAAAATCCAATCCATTTATCCTACCCACATACTCCTGTGCCTTCCGGCAGACCGCATAGAGATCCTCATGGACCCCCTCGAGATTGTGCAAGCTACGTTTAGAGAAGCAAATTGACATAGCACCTACCAGCTACTTGAACCTTCACTGACATCGGATGGGCCGCTCGGAGCACCCGAGTTATCCCCGGCAGGATCACCTCCACCCCCCGGTCCATCACTTATACCCGCCTCAGCGGGGCCCGCCTGCCCACTAAAGCCATCTCCTCCGCCCCAGCTAGTACCCCCCAAAGCATCCGACATCGCATTAGCGACACCTGCTGCCGCCGCAACCGCACCTGATAAGCCCGCTGTATCACTAATAAGCCCAATATCAGGGCTATTCGCAACCTCAGCAAAGCCCGGGCCAGCGAAGCCAAAAGCGGTAGTCGGAGCGGGCTGCGCCGTAGGTTCAGCTGCAGGCTGCGCTGCAGGAGCTACACCTGCGACCTGTCCGCTAGATTGAGCTGCAGCGCTCGGAGTAGCCGGACCCTGGCCAGTCTGAGCCTGATCCGCCGCAACCGCGGCCTCAGCATCCGCCATCTTCCCAATCGCGTCCTGCGCAGCAACCATTGCCGGATTAGTAGGCGCGTTAGGATCCATGCCCATTGCATGGGTAGATTGGTTAGGATCAACAGCGAAGCCTGTGGCGCCCTGGTTATTAGTACCTGGTCCTACCCCTGGCGGTGCCGGGCTATCCGGGCCATAGTGCCCAGGAGGAGCATCTTGAACCGGCGAGTTAACCACACTGCCAGGAGCCGGGGCATCCGCCATAACACCTGCATTAGATACAGTAGCAGGTCCACCTGCACTAGCTGGCCCGCCTGGCGTACTACCATTCTCTGGCCCAAGTGGAGTACCTACTTCCGGCACCGGGGACGCGAGCGATCCCAGCTCAAGCTTATGTTGCTCAAGAATCTGAATCTTATCATTCGCATCAGCCTGAGCTTGGGCAACCTGAATAGGGTCTCGAAGCTGGAATGGAATCGCCTGCATCTGAAGCCGCATCATCCGGATCTGCCGATCAATCGAAGCGACATCAGAAGCCGGGGAAGGCGGTGTAGTCGTAGTACCTCCAAGCGGCGTGGTCTTACCATTACCTGGAGGCGTAGGCGTCGAGACTGGAGCGGGCCGCGGCAGCTGTATATTCGGCGGGGCCGAGGTCCGGGCGATCCGGTCCTGGTCCATCTGTAGAAGCTGCAGCAAAGTCGAGAGACTAGGATTAGGCATAGCTTACCCTAACTTGTGCCACGCGCCCGTGTAGTACCCATAGAAGCCCCGGCCAGTCCCGCCAGGGTTCCAGTTCGTCCCATCCGCGAACCTGACATCCCCATCCCGTGGCTTAGCCGGAGTCACCGTGATCTCAGTCAGCCGGATCAGATCCAACGTAGTAAAGCTCTGTGCAATCGCCTCATATTCCCGGTGCGCCCATTCCAGAAGCCTCTGGAAATCATCATTAGGCCCATAGTACCGGGTTGGTCTATAGCTCATTAGAACTCCCCGAGCGGACTCACCCGCAGGTCATATCCTTCGAGTTCAGACGGCAGCGCCTCATAGCTTTCGAACCTGATCGCGGGTATCCTGCCATTCGCGGGCGGATCTACATCCACATACATACCAACCCCGGTCACTCCACCCATCCCAGCCGGGTCAAAGATCACCTCAGTACTCCAGGTAATCTCAGCCTCCCGAGTTTCCTGCATTCCGACCCGGACTTTCCACTTCCCGAGCCCGTTAGCCTTGATCCAGACCCGGTCGATCAAGATCCTCTGTCCAAACCTGACAGTTTTGCCCTCATACGCCAATCCGACCCGTTCCAGGAACGCCGGAAACACGTAACCGTCGAAATCCAGCCCGGCATCCAGCTCATAGAACTTGCTCGCAACCGGATCGCAGAAAACCAGGACCTGACGGGCGCTAGATTGCCAAGCTTCAGCAACAGTATCCCAGGTATCCGTGCTCGCGTCCCAAGTTACGCTCGGGGTCAGCCCCGCGAGGCCAAAATCGATCGATAACCCGCTGAAATCCACAAAAGCCGTGGTCTTTGAGACGTAATTATACACGCAGGCCCGGTTTGGATAGGTATTTCCAGTCTCCGGGAAGGCAAACCACAGCTCCGGGCGCTTCGGATGCGCGAAACAGAAGGAATTAGCATAATTCGTCGCGTCAATCGAGTCGAAAAGCTGCTCTCGAATGATCCCCTCGACGATAGATTGGCTCGAACCCGGGCTACCCGAGTGCACAATCAGGTCATTCTGCGTCGCAACAAAGTGCATAGTGCCTTCTTTGAACGAACAGACGCACCTGGGCGCCAGAATCCCAACATTCTCAAAAAGCCGATCTCGTTTCCACAGTTCCCCGCCTCCTTGGAACCGGATCGAATGCGCCGAGAACTCCTTATACACGATCAGCTGATCCACAAGCGGCAAAGCATCCAGAATCTCACCGCCCTCAGCGTCTGTTAGCTCAAATTCCGTCGCATCCTTAGTCGCGTCCGACGGGTCCCAGGAGTTCGGGACACTACCCGGATCAGCCTTATGCGAGACCAGGATCTTATGTGGCCGCCGGGTACCGGTTTCAGTCAGGTTCAACGCGAAAACATAGCTTCCCCAAGCGATAATCCGCTTACACCGCTTATTCGCATCCCAGTTAGGTAGATTCGCGAGCTTCGTACCGACATCCAAGCTCGGCCACCACTGCGGGACATCTATGTTATTGGTCAGAATAGGCACGCCCGCGAGCAACGTAGGGCACCAATCCCGCCCGTTTACCGTGGTATACGCCCCGCCAACGGTCCGGGTAATATCCGTATGTATCCCGGACTCGACCGCCCAGGCAGAAGTCAAGCTTAGATATATCCAAAAGCTCTCCCCTAGCAGCCCCGGGACATTGAATAGCTGATACGGTACCACAGAAGAACCCGCAAACACCGGCTCATGCCCGCCCGTACGTTCGCAGGTGTTGTTGTTGAAGCGGATGTTATTCCCATCCGTCCACGCGCCCGGAGGTAACAAATGCCCGGGCCGATCGCGCACGATCCCACCAGACCCGATATTCTGGATCTCAACTTTCTCAGGTGTGATCGGTGGCATTCTAGCCATTTACAGCCCCGGTGCGTTCGAGAACAAAGCCCGGAACCGCCTACCGGTAACCGGATTGTACGTGATCACGATAATCCCCTGTCCACCTGACATATTCGTGCTCCGCGTGCCGCCGGGAGCTCCACCATAATTCCCCGGCAAGCCTCCAGTATCCGGGCTGTTCGAAGCATCGTTTCCACCGCCTCCTGAAGAGGGACCGGCACTTCCGCCAGCTGTAGCTGACCAGATCGTATCCTGGCTTCCATTACCCGGAGGACCAGCGATCTGTGAAGCTCCACCGCCTCCGCCCCCGCTCGTACCATTTGTATCTGCTGCACCGCCACCCGCGCCTAAGCGGTTATTTCCACCTGCCCCACCAACGTCTACGATAGCATTAGCTCCAGCTGCTCCTCCGTTTGCGCCGCCTCCGCCTCCACCGCCATCGTCTCCGCCCGGCACTGAGCCGCCCGCGCCACCGTTACCATTCGGACCAGCCGACCCACCGCCTCCTCCACTTCCAGCACTACCTGCACCAGCGTTTCCGCCGTTTCCCCCGGAGAATCTAGTAGCTCCTGTTCCGCCTCCTGCAGAGCCTCCAGCTCCCCCATTAACCCCACTCGCATGCTGGCCTCCCTTTGCCCCGACGCTAGAAGCCGCTAAATTCGCCCCATTAAACCAGGTATCCCCGCCATCCGTAGTCCCGTCCCCGCTCGCCCCGATCTGATAAGAAGCCGTGCCGCCCGGGGTCAAAGCTATATTCGTCTGCTTCGAGTACGCTGCGCCGCCTCCACCACCGCCCGGCAGCCCGCCATTATTACCTGCACCCCCCGCGGCACCAAGAACCTCGACTGTGTTATCTGAGCTATTCCAATCTGCCGGGACGGACCAGCTTTGCAAGCTCCCCGTCGGCGCAGTCAGGAATATAACCTGTGTGACCATCAGCTCGTCTTCGTAAGCTTAAGCCCAAGCGTGACCTGCTTCAAGGTCGCCGCGGAGTCAACGTTTATCCCAAGCACATCCCCGGCCGCAATCGAGGTCGTCCACCCAGTCAACGTTGAGCTCTGATTCTTCGTAGCCGCCGAGATCGCAGGCTTCGCAGAAGCGGTAATCGTATCCGCGACTGTAGGCGGGTAATTCGCGTACGTGTCCTTCCAGATATCCAGCTGCACGCTTCCACTGATATCCGCGAGCAAGGTCCACTGAACGATGGTTGCCGCGAAGTCGAAGGGAATATAGCCTTTGACACCCGTCGTAAGAACGTTGATCCCATCCCCAAGTATCGCTAGCATATCAATAGTCTGGGTCGTTACACCCGAGCCCGCGGACGCAGCTATCGCGCCCGTGAGCGCCATACGAGCCAATACATTCGCGTTAAACGAAATAGAAGTACCATCTACCGCGGACATCGAATCAGCCCGGAAGCCAACCCACCCAGAGATGCCCGTGCACCAGATAAGGTGCCAGCCCTGATACTGCTGGGTTATCCCAACCGTAGCCTGTCCATTAATAGTATCCGCGCCGTTCCCGTCAATCGTAACCGCGTTGACGGAGGAATCAGTCTTAATGACCCAGACCTGGAATCCATCCGGCAACCCGGCATTCGCAGGCAGATTGACCGTAATTGCCCCGCCGACCGCATTGACCGGGATAACCTTATTCATGTCCGCGGCGACCACGTTAACCGTGGCCACCTGCGAACCCATCGAACCCGGGAAGTAAAATGCCTTAGACGCGTTGGGTAAGGTATTCTTCAACGCGGTCTTTAGGTTCCGGAGATGATTATCCCCCTGACTCAGCCCGTCCGAGCCCGTGGGATTCGAAGTTACCAGATCATTAATCCAAGTCGGCGTTTCTAGGCCCATCAGTGCGGCCCTCCAACCTGCATTTCCATGTTCGCCATATCACGGGAGGTCGCCTGCGCGGCCTGCAGAACCCGGCCTTGCTGCGCCCACCGATCGAATTCCATCTTCGCCACGGTATCTCTAAGGCTTATCGCGACGATCCCCCCGGCTAGCCCGAGCAACAGCATCGGATTATTAGCCATCCATTCGTTCTCGATATTCGAGGTCAACACCGCAGCCTTCTTGTAGAAGATCATCCGGATCGTATACACCGCATCCGGGGTCGGGAAGAGCCGGAAATACCCCCCGAGCAGTCCATAAGCTTCTGGCGGCCCCGGTGTCCGACCTCTGAAGTTCTTCCTCAGAACATCATAGTCCTCTTTATCTAGATCCACCTCTTCATCGTCCGTATCATCCGGGACGTACTTAAGCACGGCCTGGTCGATCTCTTCGAGAAAATCCACCGGAACCGCGATCCGCTCATCATTCGCGAGGGTCGTAGTAAAGCTATCCTCGCTCACCAGCCAATGCGGCCGGGTTGGCCCGAGCTCCAAGGTCGTCTGCACGAACTGCATATTCGTAACGATAGTAGCATCGAGCCCGGTCCGAAAACCCAGAACCTGTTTGATCAATGCTACACCTTCATCACGGGTCATTCTCATCTCTCCACGTATTCAGCTTGGCTACCACCGTTGACCATAGGCTTGTCTTCGGTGCGGGAGGCGTCCAGCTTGGTGGCGGCGTCGTCGGCGGGACGTACGGCTGAACCTGAAACGCGTTTATCTGGAATGCTTTCAGCTGAAACGCTCTTAGTTGGGTTGCCACTCTCCGCCTCCATCACGGCCTCAATAATCTGAACTAAGCTCTTATGCGCTGCCCCAAACTTGAAGGCATTGATGCAGGTTTTCAAGAGCTCCCAATCAGCATCTTCGAGCCAGAAAGCCAGATCCTCCGCCTTAACGTTTTCCAAGGCATCCAGAATCCGCATACGCTTCTTGATCTCGTCGTACCGGATTCCATCCTGCGCGACCTGGACAACCGAGGTCAGAATGACCTTCGATTCCCAGCCTTTATCCCAAAGTAGCTGTATCTTCTTCATGGTGTTCCCTGCATTAGAATCCAGTTAGTGCCGTCAGATACAATCGTTGCCCAGTTTCCAGCTGTAGCAGCGAGGATAGCAGTTCCAGCCGCACCGCCCGCGCGCGGCACGACGTTAGAAGAAGCCGAGACAAGCGTCTGAGCCTGGATAGTCTTAAACATAACCTCGCGCCCCGGAAAGCCCGAAGCTGCTGGTAACGTCACAGTGGTCGTCGCGGCCTGGTTTATAATCAGCCAATTCTCAGTGGCCGCAAGCGTGAAGTTACCTGTCTTCGTAACCGGGCTCTCTCGACCAAAGTTCCCCCCAATTAGCCGCATGGAACCGTCGTTCTCGATCCGCATGCGTTCAGATAGCGTGGCCGAGCCATCTGGGGTAACCCAGAAATGCAGCCTTCCAGGCATATCATTGTTGCCCGGAGTAGCCCCACTCGCTGCCGTAATCGCAGCTACAGATTCAAAGTCCGTTCCATCGGAGCCTTGGAAGATAATCCCACCAATCTCATCCGCGGCCGAAACTACTGTCTGAGTCCCGATCGAGGCCCCGCGGGATTTCGCCAGATAAAGCCGAGCCCCTGACGCATCCGCGCTAAACCTCGCGGCCGAGAACGCCGCTGTCCCGCTCGTAGTACCGAGAACCTGAAACTGCGGAGTTACCGTGGTTCCAGAGAAGGTTGTCTGCGCCGCGGCATTCCCTAGAATAACCTGCTGAGAGCTGTTAATCCGGATCGCTTCGGTGTTGGTCCCGAAGCTCAGCTGTCCCGTGCTATGCGTGATATTCGCGTTGCCGTTAGCGAAGTTTATTACCGCGCCCGTGGCCAGAAAGAGGTCCGCGAAGGAGACTGTAGCCGTGCCCAGCGCAATTCCATCATTAGCTACTGGCCCGATCGGCCCGTCCTGAAACAAATACCCGACTGTTGCGCCAGCAAACGTCAAGGTATTTGCAGCATGCGTAACCGTAACGTCACCGGCGTTAAAATCAAGCTTAGCACCGGTATTGAAGAACGCATTACCCCACATATGCGAAGCATCGCCAAGGGTAAGCACACCTGAAGATTGCGGGCCAAGATACGCCTTATTAACCTGCAGGACACCAGTAATAGCACCTCCGGATCGCACCATCCATTCGATCCGGGCGTCCTCAGTCGGGTGCGTCACGTTCTCAATCGTGACCACCTGCCGGGCCATTTCGTCCTGGTTCCCGGCTGAATCCGACATAAACATCCGGACAAGCAGCTGATCTGCGACAGTCGGAGTAGCCCGGTCGCCTTCAAGCCGCAGCACCGACGCGGAACCAGTATCCGCGGTCGTAATAACCCGGAACGTTGAGGTGCTGGTATTCGCGGCCGCGGAAATCGTCAGCTGATCCGTCGAGTGCGTGCCGATAACGTTGCCGTTATTAAAGTTAATAGTCCCGGCCGCATTCAAGAACAAGCTCTGCCACATATTCGTAGTTGCACCAAGGCTCATCGCGCCCGTGGTAACCGGAGCAAGCGACCCGGAATTCATAAACATCGCGGCGGTCAAGGCACCCGCGTTAATAACACTCCACCTAAAGTTCGCAGTCTCCGCCCCGTTCGTAACGTTAGATGCGATAAGCCGGGTCCGCCCCATTTCAACCCCGGTCCCGACCGAGTTCGCCAGATACCAGCCCTGGAACGCCTCATCGTTCGCAGTTGGGGTAGCCCGGGCAGACCTAAACCGCGCGGTTTCATTCGAAGCCGAGTCAGTAGTGTTGATCAGGTTTATCGGCAAACTCGCGGTCTGGATAATAAGAGTCCCGTTAGCCGTGAGCTGCCCGGCCGCATGTATCAGGGTATAGTTGCCGTTATTGAAGCTGATGATCCCACCAGTAGCCAGAAACACATCCGACCAACTAACCGTACCCGTCCCGAGCGAGATCAGATCATTCGAAAACGGCTGCAAAGCCGCGTTGACTAGGCTCATCCGCGCGCTGAGCGTAGTATTAATCACGTGGAAATCAAACTGCCCGACCATCGCGCCGTTGGTGACAGTCGTAGCCTTCCACGCTATCCGCGCAATCTCAGTCTGGACACCAGTCGAGCTCGAAACATAAAGACCCATTCGGGCCTGATCGTTCGCGGTTATAGTAGCCCGGTCGCTATCTAGCCTTAAGATCTCCATATCCGCGTTGTCAGTAGTATTCGTGACCCGCCAGGGCGCGACAGTAGCTGAAATTGCGCTCGTCAGCGCGAGCACCCCGGTTGAATGCGTGACGGTAAGGTTACCGTTCGCGAAGTTCAATACCGCCCCAGAAGCCACAAACAGGTCCGACCACTGGTTCGTCGTCGCCCCCAAAGCGTTCCCGTCGTTCGTAAAAGGTGCAAACGCTGCCGCAGTCAGAATAAGCTCATTCGCCATCGTACCCGCGTTCTTGACCGCGAACAGCAGGCGACCCTGTTCCGACCCAGCAGTAATAACGTTGATTTCAGTCAGGATCCGGGCTACCTCAGCCATAGACCCCGAAGCATTATGCATATTGAAGCTGATATACGCGCGGTCCGCAGCGGTCGGAGTCGCTCGCGCGCCCTCAATCCGCAAGACCTCAACGTTCGCGTTATCCGTATTCTCCGTCAGCCACAGAAGCGGGCCCGGATTCCCGGTCATATGGATCGGTGGGGTCAGCATTGCCCCGGTAATAAGACTCCAAATTACATTCGTCCCATCGTAAAACAGCACCTGATTCGGCGCGCTCGGGACAATCGCTTGAGCCTGGGTTATCGAAAGATTCGCGGCCCCAACTACCGCAGGCCCGTCGATATTGAAAGCATGGGTATCATTCCAGTTCGACGGGCGGACCTCTTGAACGTCCGGCCCATCAGGTACAGATGACTCAAACCTATGTCGGATGTCCATTTGGTGTAGTGCTCGCCGCGTTCACCGCACTAAAAGGGAGGGGCCGAGAAGCCCCTCCCAAGGCACCTTATGGCAGTGGGGTCCCCACATACCCTGCCGTACCGACCGCGCCGGCAGTTCCAACCTGCATCACAAAGCCGATCTTGCCTTGCGGTACAGTTACAATGGTCGCACCACCATTGTTGCGGACGGTCAACGCGAAGGCGCCAGCCGCCATATTAAAGATCCACCAAACCCGGCCTTGATTCAAGCTATTATCGGCCGCAGGTAGATCCACGTTCCGGCCCGCACCGTTCGGGTCCAGAACCAGGACCGACGGAGCATTAGCCGGGACAGTGAAGCCAGCAGAAAGGGTGGCTTTCAAGGCCTCCTTAGTCTGTTGACCCCGCTGGAAGGCGTTCCCATCAAAGATAGGATCATCAACTCGAGCACGTGCCATTGTAGTACCTCCACTTAAACGTCGATGATGTTGCCGAGGTACGCGCAGGTCAGGCCGCCACGATCAAGTGCAAGAGAGCACTCAGTCATAACATACCCGCGACGCACATCTTCTTCCTGGGTCTGGACGTTGTCCCGGACCTTCGTATCGCGGCCCTTCAGGCACACGTACTGGATCGAGGCAAAATCCAGGATAAACATCGACTTGGCGTAGATACCACCATGGATGTTCATCAAGGGATGGCTCTTGATCAACAGCCTACCCTGCGGCATGATGAACTCCCGGAACTCCATACCATATTGCTTGATGATAGAGTCCGAGTTAAGCCGAACGTTAGTCGTCGCCGCAGCGACCTTCGCCAGCGCATTGATCGCCTGGTTGCCCGCGAAGGCAAGCCGGGTATCGCCCGCTGGTGAATCATAGTCGAAGACCTTGTAGACCTTGTCCAAGAAGCTGTTCGTGGCATCGGTCCCGAGCTTCACCGGCGCAGTGAACACGAATTGCCGGCTCTGCGGGATGCTCTGCCGCAGCCCGGCCATGAAACGGATAGGCTTACCATTCTCAGCCGAGGTCGCAGTTTCGTTCTTCTGCCCGAAGAGGAAGGCTAGCTCAATCCCGCGGGAATGATCGAACATCTTCCGCTTCTTGTCTTCCGACCAGGGATCACCCGTTCGGAACGTAGTCGCGTCAACCGTACCCGAGATTTCATAAGCATCCTTGAAGATCTGGGTAAAGTTGTCGAACTTGACCGGGTTGCGCGTCACGGCACGCGGGGCGAGTCCGCCTTCCGCATACGCCGACCCAATCAGCAGCAAGAACTGCCCGTTCGAAAGAGCACCCGGAGTCGTGCCAGCCTGCCCGCGCCGTGCAGTGAACTGGGTATCAGAGAGCGCCCCAGTTACCTGCATGAACTCCGGGGCAAACGCGGCCGCATCCGCAGTCGGCTCAACCATGATCAGGTCGCCCGGCTTAAGATGCGTCGCGTTACCGAAGTTGACATCGAGGGTCGATGCCGTCGGGTCAGCCGAGTTGATATTAATCACCGTATCGCCGGAGGCATGAGCGCCGTTGACCTGGAGACGGACCAGGACGTTCGCCTCATTCCACCAGTGAAAATGCGGATCCGAGACGGTTTTCTTCCGAGCCTTCGACGTCAACGCGAAGATCGGAGCCGTCCCGTTCGGGTTCAACCTCAAAATCATTTCCCGAAAACTTTCAGGACGCTCGCTTGTCCCGAAGTCCCCAGTACCTCGTAGTCCACCTAAGCCAGACATTTCATTTCACCTCTCAGTTGTCGAATACACCGCCATCAAAAGCCCGCATGATCCGTTCCATCGCGGACCACTCGTTCTCTTGAGGAGCTGGTAAGCTCCCAGGCGGAGCGGCGTGTACACCTGCCGGTTGATAGGGCATATGACCATTCGGTCGCACTACCGGTCCCGGCGTTCTTACCGCAGGAGCTTGAGGAGCCTGCGGGGCCGCAGCCCTAGAGGCCGTTCGCACGAGCCCCCTCTGCATCCCGACAAAATCACCCACGAACTTGTTGAACTCATCTCTAGAAGCTCTTGGATTCATCTGCCGAAACGCCGTGCCGACCTGAATCGCCGCCGCCTCATGCTCACTCTTGCTGAGATGCGGATTGGCGTCCCAAAACGCCTTCTCCCCGTCATCAACTTGAGCTCTACGCTGAAGCAACGCCGAGACGTAATTCGGCATCTGCTGCGTCATTATCCTCATTACAGACCCGGTAACATTCACCTGTACCTGGGCCATCTTACGAGCGAACGCGGAAGCCTGTTCCTCGGTCAAACCGAGAGCCTCGGCCTCTTGCGCCGGCATCTTGTAAGCGATGTCAGCAAGGTGATTTGTTAAAGCCTGTTGGTTCTTCGCGATCTCAGTCGACAACCGATCGAAGACCTGGCTCTGATCCAGCGTCTGAACCTGCGGAGCAGGCTGAGGTGTAGGTGACACTGGCGCAGGCTGCGGGGCCTGAGGAGGTGCGGCCGCTACAGGAACCGTAGGTGGTAAGACCGGTTGCGTAACGGGAGCTTCCAAAGGCGGCGCTGTTTGCAA